AACTCACGTTCAGCAGGCCACTTCTTTACACCTTCTTTAATAGTACCTATCGCTTTCTTAAAGTCTTTACGAGCTTGGTTGTTGTGAGAGAGTACAATTGCTTTGACCTTAAAGTCTGCAACCGTTCCCTCGTCCATAAGCTTTTTAGTATTCACATATCGCTTGACTTTACCAAAGCATCCTTCGAGTACTAGCCGGTGAGTCTTACTCTCTGCCGATTTAAGCGTACCAGTAAACCCATGTCGATACTCACAATCAGTTAACTTTTCCATAATGGTGGTGAGTGACTTTGCTTGGAATGTATGAGCTTCGTCACCTAGAACCACACGGAATTGATCGAACCAATCCTTAGGCTGTTTAATTAACGACTGCCATGTACTAATTACGATAGGTGCTTTTGTATTCTTGTCAACACCACCTTGTATCTTATAGATGATACTAGCGTCACACCCATAATCAACAAAGTCACCAGCCATTTGATGTACCAACGAGATTGTGGGAACGATGATCAGTGTACGATGACCGAAGGCTTGGTAGTAATGTTGCTGAATCAAATAGATGATTAAAGACTTACCAGATGATGTCGGTGATAGAGATAAAGATCGACGGTTACGCAAAGCGTTATTGATGTATTCGATTTGGTAATCTCTTGGTGTAAACTTGCAATTGATTTCTTTAGCGAGTTCAATAGGGTAATCATCATCAAATTGCTCCTTTGTTCCTATATGATCTGGAGCTACGATGGTGTATCCGCGGTCATCACAAAATTTCTTTAGATGAGGGAACAGACCTACATATAGTTTAGGTCTCATAGGCTGGAATAAACGAATGATTCCATCCCACACTCGAGCTTTGAATTTTGGATTAAATTGATAGCCTTCAGGTCGGAAAGAAAAGTGCTCAGAGATTTCCATCAAGGTGCCGGAGTCGGCCTTGACTTTCATATGTACTGAGTTTATATTTTCGATTTCAATCCTTTCGCTCATAATAAAAAATGCTTCTTATTTGATTTTGAAGTTCTTAATCTTAATATAGCGCGCTGCACCAACTAAAACAAATGCAAGTAAAACACCCATAGTAAATGCTAGGCCGTGGGGGTGGGAATGATCTCCTTCGTGAGCCATCGCAGAAGATGCTACGAACAGGCTGGAAGTTAGAAGTAATGTTTTCATTTTTGTTCTCCTATAACTTAATTGCCAGTAATATAAAAATACCAAATAATATTAGATTCGTAAAAAATATAAGAACGGCGAGAATAGTATGATACCAGATCCAACGGGTCTTATAAGCATTTTCGAGATTGACATCATTAGGATCAATCTCTTCGTCCATAGTCGGTAAAGAAGTCATAATCGCTTTGTCGACCTTATTCTTGTCGATTGGCGATGATATCAACTTAACGATTTTGTTCCACATTAATAATCACCTGCTTGGAACTTCAGCATATCAATCATTGACTTGATAATAAAGTTCCTGCTGTGTATTGTCTTAATTATATCTTCTAAATAATTTGCGTTAGCGGTATGGAAATCAATAGTCAAACTGAGCTTAATAATTTCCTTATCCGACTGTAGATATTTATCCATATCCTGGCGAATGATTTTCTTCTGGTATGGACGCCATCCACGATCACGAAGATCTTCTTCAGCCATGCTGCCGTCGAACCATTCTCGCTTTGCGAGTTCGAGTTCTTTATATTCGGCTTTGAGTTTCTTAACACGCAAGACTTCCCTATAGTACATATTATAGTACTTACTATGGAGCAAGGGGATCCGTTTGCTTTCGCCGACTAGATTTGTTTCGTCAATAGGAGCGTCGGCCGCCCACATACCTGAGATGTCATTTGTATCCATAACTAATCCACTTGTAACAATTTTGAATACACCATTATACCACAGTTAGGTGCAAATGTCAACTACATATTTTCGATTTCAAATGCGTCGTATCGTAAGGTGACTGTCGCCTCCGCGTACGTCACGTCCTGAGTAGTCATATCAAGAGAGACGGGAGTCAAACCAATAGGGAGTGCATTGATAAAGGTAAACTTAATGTTAGGATTCTTATGGCTGTTCAATAGGATGACTGATACATCAGAGGTCAGGCCTTCTTTCGAAGATTCAAGATCCTTATATTGTTGAAGAGTATCTGGTGTTCCTAAACCTTTGAGCCAATTAAAGATCTCTTGATAATTATGCATGTTCTCATCGATAATAAAGGTGAGATCGAAGTCTAGATACCTGATGTGATCTGGTACGCTATAGTAAGCACGCAATGGTGTAATAGTCTCGACCGCATTACCATTTACACCAGGCAATAAAAGCTTTTGAGAAAAGAATTCGACACCGGGAAGACGAGTGATTTTGATATCGAATCCAGCGGTAGACAAATAGTTAGTGATCATGTGTTATACCTTTTTGATTTTATAATCGAACGCTTCAAAGTCTTTAGCAAAATGTTCGGTTAATATTGTTACACTCTCAGATGAGAGTTCAGAGAATGTTTGTATTGCAGCATCTCTACATGTATAATTTTTACGAGGTAACGGATAATACTTACAACCAATCCCTTCACAAATTTCTTTCCAATCTTTATCTATATGTTCGACCTTAGTTACCTTGTCAACACAAATCTCGCCTTCATAAGTAATCCAATCAAGAGCAGGTGAGAACCACGGGTCGAAATTACTATGTATAAGATCTTTATCTCGTTCAACTAATAACTTATAAATCCACTCGTTAATGCAAGGACGATCCTTTTTCATCTTATCTCCGAAGAACCAGATGTGCTTGATCCTATATTGATACATCGATATCATTCTATCATAAGGATTGCGAACAGCAGTAAACGTGTAATAGCTCTTCCATTGTTCCATACCAATTTCACGAATCGCTTCATCAACCTTGTAGTGGCATTTAGGTCCACCTAAGTATTCTATAATCGAAGTACCAGCACATTTGTTAATATGTATGAAGCCGTATCGATGGTAGCCGGTCTCTCGATGAAGCTCCCAAAATTGTTTAGGTTCTAGATATAAATTATCCTCATACCCACTTGCCGATAAACTGAACGGGCTCTTTGTGAATATATATTCCGTGGACATAATAAAAATGGTTCCGTACACTGATTCTATACTATTTATTCATTGAGGATATAACATGTTTCGACCGAAAGCGTTTACTAATGAGATTGACACTACTGGTTTAAGTATGAACCACGTTGCTCACATCTGGCATACTATGAACGTTAGTAAAAATTATGATTGGTGGTACGAAGTACTACCCGACGATGTAGTTGTTGATGTTGGTGCAGGGGTTGGTATTTTCTCAGCCAAAGCGCTTGATGCAGATGCTACCAAAGTCTATATGATTGAACCTAATCGTGATCTTTTACGAACAGCAATTGCAAATGTTTCTGACTACATCATGGATCAAGAAGCACGTAAGGTATTTCCTATCAACGCTGCTATAGGTAAAACCGACGCAGACCTTTCAAAAATTCATAAGATAACAGGCAGGGAAACGGCTGAGCCACGGCTTATGTCATTGATGCAATTTGCTGAAGAACAAAAGCTTGATAAAATCGACTTTCTTAAAATCAATGCGAGTGGAGCTGAGATGAGTATTCTTGATCCAAATGCTATTGAGTTTCTAACCACACGAGTTCGCCACATTGCTGCGGTCATTCATTTAGATCAACAATATGGAGCGATTGAAAAATTCAAGACTTGGAGAGAGAAGCTACTAAAACCTTTAATGGATCGAGGTGTAGTAAGATTCCAAGATGATAGATATGGCAAGTTTGCTTTTGAGGAGAACTTCTTTGAGTTACTACCTGCAGCATTTATGGTTTACATTACTAATTACTAATTACCAGTGGTGTACGGCGTTCGCCATGATAAAGAAGCAGGTGATAAAGTTGACTCCTACCACTACGGTTCGTACTATCGTAATGTACTTATCGTAAGGTTCGGTTTTATCATCTGAGTATCCACCTAAGCTGTATTGCCAAATTTTCCAAAGCTTACCAAACAAAAACATACTCCTTAAGCAATACAATAGCAATTACGATCCACAGACCGATACCACTAAGCAGCAAGATACGTAAGGACCAAAGCCCAAGAGCGTCTAGTTTATCGTCAAACTTACTCATTTCATTAATCCCACAGACTTCTATAATACTTACCAAATAGTCTTAAACCGTTTTGTACTCGATTACCGAGAGAGGTCCACTCAACTACATCAGCTTTCCACAGACCTGTATCCCAATCTTCGTCTTCACCACAAATATGTTCGAAAGCGAAAATCATTTCATCAAGTACCCAGTCCCATTTTTTGTGTACCATTTCCCATACTAATTCATCATGCTCAGGGCTTGCAAACAGGTCAGTTTGTCGGTGCTCACCTTTAGCAGCACCTGTAAAAGCAAGCTCTGGAGGTAAGTCTTCAAGGTCAACAAGTGGAGACCCGTGCTTAGTGTCTTTTAATTGCTTCAGCAGTGGTAAAGCAATAAGCCCAAGAGTGTGGTCCATACTCCATGTGTCATAGCTGTCTATTTTAATTTCGACTTGGCGTGAAAGATCTTCAGCATCAAGGTAAGGTCCAATGTTTACATTCATGTTATATACTCCGCTAAATTCATACACACCGATGTGCCAGTAATAGCACTACCGATCATAACTGCTTTATCATTCCAGCAATGGCCAACGTAAACCCATGCTATGGCTGATATTGCATAAGCTATTTTACCTTCGACTATAAATCCAGCGCTTTGAGCAAAGACACCGGCAACAGCAAAAATGGTTGCTACCCATTTTACGTAACTATCAATAGTACCAGTAGGTGTAGAAGGTGATAGGTCTTCAACCTGCAACTGAAGTTCTTCCATCTCTTGTTTAAGACGTTTTCGTTCAGCATTGAGTTCCATGGCCAATCGACCGGCCTTACCCATTGTACTATTTTTAAATTGTTCTTTTACCTCAGAACTAATGTCAACTTCTTCAGTCATTACCCTCATCACCTTCAAGTAAAAGCTCTGCTAACGCTAGTAGTCTTTCTGACTGTTCTTCAAGTTCTTTAGACTGAATACATATCCACTCTAAGCCAGTTGCATAATCCTCGTCAAGTGCTAGGGAGTAATCATCCACAACAGTAGTTGTTGTAAATGATCGAACACGATCCATTGGGAACTCTATAATATTACTCTTGGCCATTTACTATCT